GAGGCCTGAGCTGATTCATTATTGTGAACAAGATGTTCGGGCTATGCGTGAGATTAGTCTGGCGCTACGTCAGTTAGATGCTGATGAACTGCTTGACTATCATATTAATGAGCGCATCAACGATAGGGGTTTGCTGATTGACGTGCCTTTATGCCATGCCGCTATTGGATATGCTACGGCTGAACTGGAGGACATCCAGACGTTAGTGAAAGATATTACAGGTATTGCCTCGGCTAGATCGCCTAAGCTTAAACAGTGGGTAGCTGACCGCGTTGATCCTGAACTGATGATGGTTGACGACAAGCTATCGCTCAACAAAGCTACGCGCTCGGCTTTACTGCAACTTGATTTACCTGATGAAGTATTAGATGTTGTTCAATGTATTGATGACATTAGCGCTTCCTCGGTGGCTAAGTTCAAGCGTATGGGCGAGCTGGCTGACGTTGAAGATCACCGCGTTCGTGGTGCGTTTGTCTTTAATGGTGGCTCTGCTACTGGCCGTGCTTCATCGTATGGCGTTCAGCTTCAGAACATGGCTCGTGTGTGTGCTAAAGACCCTGTTGCGGTGCGTTCCGCTATGATGTCTGGTGGTGATCTTGGTGCGTTCGGCAATCGTGTGACAGACGTGCTGAAGGGCATGATACGTCCTGCTATCATCCCTGCACCCGGTAATGTTCTAATAGTAGCTGACTGGGCGGGTATTGAAGCACGTTGTAATCCTTGGCTATCTAATCATGTGGCATCGGAAGCCAAGCTGGACATCTTCCGGTCTGGTGGCGATGTGTATGTCGAGAACGCCAAGTCTACGTTCAATACGAAAGAAGTCACTAAAGAGCAACGTTTCGTGGGCAAAGTTCAAGAACTCGCTTTAGGCTATTCGGGTGGAGCTGGTGCGTTTGCGTCGATGGCTAGAATCTATGGTCTTAACATGCCTGAACATCAGATCAAACGCATGATTAACGGGTGGCGTGTGGCAAACCCGTGGTGCATACCTTACGGACAGGAACTTGAACGCGCTTACATGAGTGCAATGCGTCACAAAGGACATGAGTTCTCTGCTGGACGGGTAACGTACCTGTTTGATGGAAATCATCTTTGGTATATTTTACCGTCAGGGCGTATACTCAACTACCCATTTGCTCGGATTGAAGATGGCGCTGTCACTTACCTTAAGGCCGCGTTCAAGCCTGCTTCTGACGCTGTTGAATGGCCTCGCGCTAGACTTTGGCAAGGTATAGCTCAAGAAAACTGCGCTCAGGCAACTGCAAATGATTTATTAAGATACTCACTCCGGCAACTGGATGGCGTTATAGCGCACATCCATGATGAAATCGTTGTCGAGTGTAGAGAAGATGAAGCCGAAAACATAACAAAAAGAATGACATCCAGCATGTGTAGTGCGCCAGTTTGGGCTGAAGGTGTACCATTAGCAGTAGAAATAAATACGATGGTCAGATATGGGAAGTAGTATACTGATCCTCCGCAAAGCAAAAAGGCAACTTCCGCTATAGAAGTCACCTTTTTTAACCCAAATCATTTAAACAGGAAACGATTATGGCTTCATGTAGTTTAGCACAATCTCAATTAAAAGAATTATTACATTACGATCCTGACACAGGGGTATTTACACATAAATTACCTAGGCATGGTGTATCTGTAGGGAATGAAGCGGGATATCTGCAACCAGATGGATATAGATATGTCACTTTATTAGGCCTTAGATATGTAGTTCATAGGCTTATTTGGGTTTACGTTCATGGGTATTTGCCAACTAATCAATTAGATCATATTAATCGCAATAGATCAGATAATAGGCTACTTAACTTAAGAGAAGTTACTGCGGCTGAAAATAAACAAAATTTAGGTATATCTTCAAAAAATAAAAGCGGATTTAGGGGGGTGTCATTTGATAAAGATAATAATTTATGGCGAGCTAGTATTTCCGTTAATAATAAACCTGTTAATTTAGGTCGTTACCCTACAATTTTAGAGGCTTCAAAAGCTTATGCTTTAGCGGCTAAAAAATACCATTCATTCAATTCTATGGCGGCATCATGAACGAAGATTTTATAAATTATTTAATAGCTGCCGCGCCCGTAGGAGAAACGGTGCTATTTGTTAAACAAATCCCTAAGCCTAACCTATTCCATAAAGACGGAGCGCAGCAATATAGTTGGCCTGCTTTCATACCTGAACGCTTCGATCATTCCGGGGCAACATACTGTAACACCGCCAGTTTCATTATTAACCGTTTCAAAGATGGTAAACCGAGTGCTTCTGCAACTAATTGTGAGTTGGTAGCGTTCTTGGTGCTGGATGATGTTGGTACGAAATCAAAAACACCTGATCTAGCACCGACTTGGATCATGGAAACATCACCTGGCAACTATCAATATGGCTACACCTTTAGCCTTGATGATCAACCGACAAAAGGAAATTTCAGTGCAGCTATTAAATCTATTGCTAGTGCGGGCTATACAGATGGTGGGGCTATTAATGCTGTGCGTAATTTTCGGCTTCCAAACAGTGTTAATCATAAGCCTGATCGTGGCGGCTTTCTTTCTAGGTTAGTGTCGTTCAATCCTGAAAGAGAGTTCACCCTTCCGCAAATCTGCGACGCCTTAGGCGTTACTCCTGTGGAAGCAGACACCGCCAGCGTTAAGCGTATCGATTTGATTGATGATGGTACTGATGACGTGCTGACTTGGCTTGTTGGGCGTGGCGACGTGATCGAAGGTGCTAACGGTGAAGGTTGGGTAGGTGTAACATGTATCAACGCTGGCGCTCATTCGGACGGTAATCCTATGGCACGTTATCATCCGGTTAATCGCTCTTACATGTGCTTCCATGAGTCTTGTCAGCACTTAGACAGTAAGACCTACCTTGAGTGGGTACAGGCTGAAGGTGGGCCTAAGCATTCTCATGGCTTGCGTGAAGAATTATTAGCGTCGGTTATGAATGACACACTAGCCAAACTCGAACCATCGGACATGTTTACTAATGACGCGATTACTGCCATCGCTGAAGTAGATCGTAAGGAGCTAGGCAGACTGGAAAAAAAAGACTGGTTTAGCCGATTCGCTTACATCCAGGTAGACGAGTCCTATTTTGACTTGCAAGCTAGACGTGAAGTTAGCCGTGCTACTTTCAACGCCTTGTTTCGGCATGTCGAGTGCAAGTCCATACACTCAGGCCGTAAGATAGAGGCATCTATTTGCTATGACGAGAACAGACAAGCGATGGGCGCTCATGCTTTAGTTGGCATCACCTATGCGGCAGGTGATACGATGCTGACCGCGCTTGATGGTGACATGTACGGCAATCGCTGGCGTGACGCTCGCCCGGATGTGTCGGGTAAAGCGGGCAATGTCACCCGTTGGCTTGACCACTGCAAGACCTTAGTGCCTAATGAAGTTGAGCTGGCGCATATCTTCAACGTCATGGCGTACAAAGTACAGCACCCTAATGTTAAGATCAACCACGCCATTCTGCACGGTGGCGATCAAGGAGCTGGAAAGGATACCATGTACGCGCCGTTCATTTGGGCGGTGTGTGGCCCTCACCTTAAAAACCGAGGTTTGGTTGATAACGATGGTATTGCTTCACAGTTTGGCTACGCCCTTGAGTCGGAAATCCTTATCATCAACGAACTGAAAGAACCGGACGCTAAAGAAAGACGTTCGTTAGCCAACAAACTCAAGCCTGTCATTGCAGCGCCGCCGGAAACCTTAACGATCAACAGGAAGGGCTTGCACCCTTATGATATGGTTAATAGATTGTTTGTCCTTGCGTTCTCTAATGATCCCGTCCCTATTCAGTTGGAGTCACAAGACAGACGATGGTTCTGCGTTTGGTCACACGCCCCTCGCATGTGTCCGGAGGAAGCACGGTCTATGTGGGACTGGTTCAAGACCGGAGGGGGTTACGAAGCCATAGCGTCTTGGTTGCTGGTGCGTGACGTTAGCGCGTTCAACCCTGGTGCTACACCTATGATGACGGAGTTCAAACTGAACCTAGTTGAGCAGGGCATGTCAACTGCCGAGTCGTACCTAGTTGATCTGATGCGCTTGCGTGTCGGTGAGTTTGCATCGGGAGTGATAGCGTCCCCTTTCCATGCGCTTTGTGATCGGTTAGCTAATAGCGCACCAGGTAATGTTAAAGTTCCTCAAGCTGCATTACTTCACGCCCTTAAAGAGGCTGGCTGGAATGATATGGGCCGTATTGCATCAAGGGAATTTACCACACAAAAACATATTTACACCGCCCCTAATGACGAAGCAATATTGGCGCTGAGTAAGTCAGACCTTAGAAGAATGGTTGAGCCAGACAGAAACAGAAAATTGACACTTGTCAATTAGAAATCTGAAATTTTTGAAAACCAAATCCAATCGGATTAAATTGGGTTTGGTCTAGAAATAGTTGGGAATTTTTAATTTGGGGTTGGGCAGATTTTCATAATAACCTACTAAAATAGTAGGGTTTTTTAAGGTGGTTTTTAATCGATTTTAAGCGCGTTCTTTTTTAAGGCTGTGTAAGTATTACTTTTACATTATCAAGCCTTAAAACGTGTTTTTATTGGTTAGCTTGTTTGATTAATAGCTAGGTTATAGACTGGAATACTGGAACGCAAGACAAAAAAAAGGCCGCTTGTTAGGCGGCCGTGTTAAGTTATTAAGTTAAATTATGCTATGGCGTGTCGTTAAAATGTTTAGTTAAAAGGTGCTGCATCAATTTACTTTTATTTTTCGTTTCTTTTAGTCGCTGCACTTGCCATCTTTTTAGACTGAAAGTTGCAAGGATGTTTTTTTGGTCATCTGGTATTGATGGCCGGCCTGGTAGTTTCATAATTTATCCTAAATTATTAGTTGCAAGCGCTGCTCTTTTAGCGCCCGTTCCATGTGGTAAAAAACCTATCGTGAAATTCCGCGCCCCATTGGCGCACAACATGCAATCTTTGCAAGTAGTATGTTTATTAGTTTGAGCTGGACAAATAACAATTTTATTGCCTTGTTCGGTATAACTGACTTTTTTACTGCTTAAAGGCATTATAACGGCCACAGGGGCAATTTTAAGATTAAGTAGATTATCCACTTCACTAATATGATTAGCGCTTAAATTGATAATAAAACCATCTTCATTGGCTGCTTGTATAGCTAATCTATTATTGATATTAGTTAAGACGTTATAGTGGGAATAAGTAAAGGCGCGTAGTTTGCGCTTTTTTGTTGTTTTGGCTAACTTGTTTAGTTTTGGCGCGTCTATCTGGCCGTCTTGCCCTGGTAAATCACCGGCCTGATTATGCCGATATTCTGAACGCATTGGCAACGCGCCAACTTGCAATAAGAAATCATCAAAGGGGACGCCCCGATTATTATCCGATACTTTTAGCCAGTGTAAATTCAACGGCCCACTGGCTGCAAAACAGCCGTCATTAATTAAAGGACATTCAGGCGGGCAAGTTTTTTTGGGACTTGTACTGACTGCAATGGGGCCAGTTTTTTTGTTGGCGCTTATTTGTGTTAAGTGGTAGTAATTCATTTTAGTTTACCTTTATTTTAGTTTATAAAAGCGGTTATTTTTAACAGTAAATTGAATAGCCTCATCGAATCCATTCATCACATTATAAACGCTAGCTACATGAAGTATGTAAGCGCCGCCGCGTCCTCTAGCCCACTCCTTAATTTTTTTCATATTGCTTAATTCGATTTTGTCAAAGTGATCGCCGTGGGCGTTTATAAGTATTGCCATTTTTAATGTTGTCATTTTAGTTTACCTTTATATTATTTTAGTGAATTACATTAAATAGTTAAGTATGTTTTCGATCAAAGCAACGCTTAAAATTAATATTCCAACTGTTATTATTTGATTCATAGTTTTTTCTCTTTTATGTTTCCAGGCAATCTGAAAACTTAACTATAGAATAAAACTATTAAGTTATATTGTCAAGTAATTCTTTACAGATATTTTGTAAGTAATGTAAGTTAATTGTAAGCTATTATTTTTGTCGGTTTTGCATACACGCGCGCCCATTGTTGGCGGGGCTTTGGGGCTTATGTATATAATGTAAGTAGTTAGTTAATACTTTAATTTTTAAAATAATATAATATAATAGTTTTATTATTACAGGGAAAAAATGTTATCAGCCACCAACTTTTTTTTGATGATTACATTGCTTACATTGCATACATTTTAAAATGACGCGCTTACCGTTCCAGAACAATGTATGCAATGTCAGCTATACAAAACAAATAGCTTACATTGCATACAATTAAAAGTGTGTACTAAATTGTTACCTTTTATAAAGCACCGATGCAAAACATTAATGATAACAATATCTTGCGATCCTATTCAAGTCCTGCCTCCGTTCTTGAATGGTTACCCAGCTCAATACTCAAACCGTAAACTGTATATGATTCAATAGCTTAGACTAGAATGGTATGTCATAGTGTAACTTGGCGTGTTTTTTGGGGGGGTATAGGGGGATTTTGAACCGTCCGTTGACCATGTCCACCCCCCTCAGTAAATTTTTTTTTAGAATGGAAATTGAACCGCAGTAAAATTTTTTTTAAAAATGAAAAACGTCCCTCCAAACTAAATTTTTTATTTTTTCCGGTTTTAGCTACCCCACTAAAAAATTTCAGTGAACATGTAAAAAACTTTACTACTAAATGGAAATGATGTTAAATACAACTTTACACAAGGACAGACGATGATTTCGATCCCCTTCACTCCAAGAGAAGTGCAAGCCACCGAATGGCGTTTACAACAAATATATGACGCTGCCGCCTTAGGGTTGAAAGGTGACAAGCTTGCCTTAGCCGCAGGAATGTTACCTTCCGAATATCGACAGTTATGCCAGCTCGACCCTGTTGCTGAAATGGCGGCGTTGAAAGGCGCAGCCGATGGAGAATTGGAAGCGTCAACTCAGTTAAGAGAAGCTGCCAGAAACGGTGACGCTAAAGCGGCGCTATCAATATTGCAACACGCTCATGGTTGGACTGCCAAGCAGGAAATATCCATGTCAATTGAAACTATCAATATACAATCCGCCCTAGATGAAGCGCGTAGCCGCGTCATGGAAAAGATGGTGATTGACGTTCCACACGTTACACTTACAACCACAACCAAGGACATTAATGGCACAACAACCAATATACCGACCAGACGAAGAACAGACGTTGATGGTGGAGTTATGGTCGCCAAAGATAGCGGATGATCCAGAAGCGTTCGTGCTGTTCGTGTTTCCTTGGGGGAAGAAGAACACCCCACTAGAACACTTTCACGGGCCGAGGAAATGGCAACGTGAAGTGCTAAGGGATATTGCCAACCATATTAAGGAGAATAAAGGTGAGATCGACATGTCAACTCTGCGTTCTGCTGTCTCCTCAGGACGGGGGATTGGTAAGTCTGCGTTAGTGGCGTGGCTAATCTTGTGGATGTTGACCACACGTGTCGGCTCAACGGTGATCGTGTCGGCTAACTCAGAGAGTCAGCTAAAGTCCGTGACTTGGGGTGAACTTTCACGTTGGTACGCTATGTCGATCAACACGCACTGGTTTGAACTGTCTGCTACTAAGATGGCTCCTGCTACATGGCTGACCACGCTGGTGGAAAATCAACTGAAGAAGGGTACACGCTATTGGGGTGCAGAAGGGAAACTGTGGAGCGCAGAGAACCCCGACAGTTATGCGGGGGTTCACAACCATGACGGGATGATGCTGATCTTTGATGAAGCCTCAGGTATTCCTAATGAGATATGGTCGGTAGGGGCGGGTTTCTTTACCGAGAACATTCTTGATCGGTACTGGTTTGCTTTTAGTAACCCTAGACGGAATGAAGGGTACTTCTTTGAGTGCTTTCATGGAAAGCGAGCGTTTTGGAAAAGTCGGACAGTGGACGCAAGAACTGTCGAGGATACCGACAAGCAAGTATATGAGCAGATCATCGCGGAATACGGTGAAGATTCCTCCCAAGCACGAGTGGAAGTGTACGGTGAATTTCCGTCAGCGGGCGAGGATCAGTTCATTTCACCTGACATTATTGAAGATGCGTTTCAGCGTCCTCAGTATAAGGATACAACTGCACCTATCGTTATCGGTGTCGATCCTGCACGAGGTGGGGCTGACGCAACGGTGATTGTGGTCAGGCAAGGGCGTGACATCATCAACATTAAGCGTTACTCCGGTGAAGATACGATGGCGATTGTTGGGCGGGTGATCGAGGCGATTGAGCAGTACCGTCCCACACTGACGGTGATCGATGAAGGGGGGTTGGGGTATGGTATTCTTGATCGCTTGGTGGAGCAACGGTACAAGGTCAGGGGCGTGAATTTTGGTTGGAAGGCTACTAATGCTATCATGTGGGGGAACAAACGCGCTGAGATGTGGGGAACCATGAGGGATTGGTTGAAAACTGCCAGTATTAAGGAGGATAGGCAACTGAAGTCAGATTTAATAGGGCCTATGAAGAAACCTAATTCGTCAGGTACAATCTTCTTAGAAGGTAAGAAAGAAATGCGGTCTAGGGGCCTTGCCTCACCTGATGCAGCGGACGCATTAGCGGTTACTTTTGCTTTTCCTGTCGCCCAACGCGAACAACGGGAGCAACGTGAACAACGATCAAACAATTCATCCGGGGGCAGCGGTGGTTCTTGGATGGGCGCTTAACATTTTAATAGTTTAGGAATTATGATGAATAAAGATACAGATTCAATAATGGCTTCCTTTGAAGATGCGGATGTGGAAACAGACCCAGATCAAATGGATGAAGATACACTAAAGGACATACGCGAACGCTTTAGTTCAGCTATAGAGTTTACGGCTACAAATAGACAGGAAATGTTGGATGACGTTCGTTTTGCACGCTTAGGCGATCAATGGCCTGAGTCTGCAAAGTATGACCGTAATCGCCCAGGTAAAGAGCGCCCTATGCTGGTCATTAATCGCTTGCTTCAGTATCGTGATCGAGTGGTCAATGAGATTCGTCAGAACACACCGAGTATTCGTATTCGTCCGGTCAACGATGAAGCCGATCAGGAAACAGCGGAAGTGTTGCAAGGGCTGATTCGTCACATTCAGGACAACAGCAATGCGGGTATGGCTTACGATACGGCTGTGGAATCACAAGTGGATATGGGTATTGGCTATGTGCGTATTCGTAACGATTGGGCTGATGATGATTCATTTGACCAAGAGATTTACATTGACCGTATCCCTGATCCTTTTAAGGTGTACCTGGACCCGCACAGCAAATCACCAGATGGTTCCGATGCTGAATGGTGTATTTTAGCTGAAGAAATATCTAAAGATGAATTTGAGCGATTGTACCCAGGTGTTGAAGAAACGCATTTTGATGATGCAGGCAATGGCGATGCTCAAGGTTGGTTTACCAAGGACAGTGTTCGTATTGCTGAATACTATTATATAGAGCATGAAGAAGTCGAGATAACTGACCCACAAGACCCAACGCAAGTGCGTATAGCGGATAAAAAACGCTGTATGTGGTGTAAGGCTACTGGCGATACTATTTTAGAGCGCGGTGAGCTTCCTACGAAGTTTATACCTATTGTTCCGGTTATCGGGCATGAATTATGGCTACAAGGCAGACGCTATTTATCAGGATTAATCCGCAATGCTAAAGATGCTCAACGCCTGTATAACTATTATTTATCTGCTAATGCTGAAAATGTCGCTTTATCTCCTAAAGCTCCATTTATAGGGGTAGCAGGGCAATTTGAAACTGACCCTAATTGGGGAAGGGTAAACAAAGAATCAGTCGCATACCTCGAATATGACCCCGTATCGATAGCTGGAACCCCTGTTGGCTCACCTCAACGGGCAATGCCGCCACAATCTAGCCCTGCGATCATGCAAGCAATTCAGTTAGCTGAAAATGACATTATGCAAAGCATGGGGATTTACCAACCAACGCTAGGCGCTCAGTCTAACGAAACGTCAGGTAGAGCCTTGTTATTAAGACAAAAACAGGCTGACATTAATACATTCCATTATCAGGACAACTTATCACGTTCAGTGCGTCAAATTGGCCGTGTCGTGTTGGATATGATTCCTAAAGTCTATGATCGTCCTAGAGTTGCACGTATTTTAGGTGAAGATGGAACACCAAGAACTGTTCAGCTTAACCCTAACATTCAAACACCGTCCGCTAATACTGAAAATAGCGCTATTGATTCGATATTTAATCCAACTATTGGACGTTATGACGTGGTTTGTGATGCTGGCCCTTCTTATGCAACTAAACGCGATGAAGCCGCCACGATGATGTTGACTTTAACCCAAGCAAATCCAGCGCTATTTAATATCATTGGCGATTTGATGTTGAAGAACATGGATTGGCCTGGTGCTGAAGAAATTAGTAAACGTTTGCAAGCAATGTTACCTCCACAATTGCAAGCTCAAGCTAAGAGCGGGGATAAGATCAGCCCCGAAGTTTTACAAGCTCAACAAATGATGGATCAATTGGCAGGGCAAATGGAACACATGGGCCAAGAAATAGCCCAACTCCGTGACCAACGCTCGATTGAACTTCAAAAACAAGAACGTGAATGGTTTGAAGCCCAAACTAAACGTATGGATGTGGAAGGTAAAATTATGATGACCGATAGCCAATTACAGGCTGCGGTTAGAGAAAATTTAACATTAATGATGGGGATGGGAACTCAAGAATTAGTAGAAAATAATGCAGAATTTGAACGATTAGAAATGCAAGCAATGGAACCTCCCATGCAGCCTCAAGGTATGCCTCAAGGTCAAGCACCACAAGGTCAGCCTATGCGACCCGGTGCTATGCGGAAGGAACCCGATATTGCAGCATTAACAAGCGAAGCTAAACCAGGAGAATCTATATGAGCGATGAAGTTGAAATTGAAAGTCCAGTAGAGGTTCAAGAAGTTGAATCTGAAGTTGAATCAGAAGGTAATCAGGAGGAAGTAGACTTAATTGACGAATCTGCCGAAAAAGACCCTTGGTATAAAAAACGGATTGATGAACTGACTAAAGATAAGCATGATGCCAGAAGGCAAGCTGAACGCTTAGAACAAATGCTTGAAAAACAAGAGCAAATCCTTAGACAGTATTCACCTATTCAAGATCAAGCGCCTTCCTTAGCCCCGCCTGAACCATCGCAATTTGCTGGAGGGCAGTACGATCCTCGGTATATGGACGCGATGATGCAATATACCCGTGAATCTGCGGTTATGGAGGCTAAACAAGCGGTTGCACAGGAATATGAGCAAAGAGCAAGAGCGCAAACACAGCAAGTTGCACAAGCGAAATTAGAAACTGCTGAAGCCGCAGCTCGTGTTAGATATGCGGATTATGATTCAATTATTGAAAGAATCACTTCCGATCCGATACTGGCTCAGAACCAAACTATTAGAGAAGCTATATTAGGAATGGAAAATGGCCCTGATATAGCCTATCAATTAGGTCGTAATCTTGATGTCGCCTATGAAATATCTAATATGTCACCTATACAAGCTGGAATGAGGTTAGCGTCAATTATAAGACAAGACGCTAAATCAAGCGCAGCACCTAAGCCTATCAGACCGATTAACGGCACTGGGGGTACAAACAACGTTAAATCCTATTCTGAAATGTCTACTTCAGAATATATAGCTGCGCGTAATGCTGAAGATAGAGCAAAATTAATAGCCCGCATAAAACGATAACCCCACTCACCGCCAATAAAACTTATTGGCGGTATTTTTTATATACATCTTAAATAGTTTATGGTATATAATATCCCCACGTCTATTTAAGCTTTTGCCTGCTTAGATAGTTAGGCAACCTCAGTACAGATAATTCGAGGGATTGGCTCCCATCTGGAATAAAATCAGGCTAAACACCTTTTTCTTTTCATTTGGAGTATATAAATGGCTAATCAGCTGCTTACCATAAGCATGATTACAAACGAAGCATTGCGGGTCTTGACCAACAGCTTAGTTTTTACTCGTGCAATCAGTCGTCAATATGATGACAAATTCGCTATTGAAGGCGCAAAAATCGGCACTACCATTAACTTGAGAAAACCTCCTCGTTATGTTGGTAGAACTGGCCCTGCACTTCAAATTGAATCATCTGTTGAAACTTACGTTCCATTGACTCTAAACACTCAGTTTGGTGTTGATATGGCGTTTACAACTCAAGATTTGAGCTTAAACATTTCTGACTTCTCAGACAGATTTATCAAACCAGCTATTGCGGCAATTGCTAACAAGATCGATTATGATGGTCTACAACAATTCCTAAACGTATATAATATGGTTGGTACTCCTGGTCAATTGTCCGGTACTCCTACTCAAGCTCAGTCTTTAGCTACAATCTTAGCTGCTCGTTCTAGATTGAACCAAGAAGCTGCGCCTGTTGATGAACTCCGTCACATTGTTGTCGATCCTACTATTGATGTTGGTCTAGTTTCTGGTTTGACTAACTTGTTCAACCCACAAGGTGTTATTTCTGAAATATTCAAGAAAGGCGCAATGGGCGACAGCACTTTAGGCTTCAACTTTGCAATGGATCAAAACGTAGGTAACTTTACTTCAGGAACTTTCATCGTTGGTACTGATACAATCGCTGTAGCTGCACAAGCTGGCGGTTCTGTTCAAACTAACGCTGCAACGACTTTCGGTTTAACTGCTACTATTTCAAACGGTAAAACATTAACTCAAGGTACTGTTTTCACAATACCTGGCGTTTATGCTGTGAACCCACAAAACCGTCAATCAACTGGTACACTACGTAATTTCGTAGTAACTGCGTTGACTACTGGTACTGGCTCTGCACAAACTGTTCAAGTATCACCAACACCTGTCTTTAGCGGTCAATTCCAAAACGTAACTAGCACTGGCGGTACTATTGCTTCTGGCAATGCTACTGTAATTTCTGGTTCTGCTAGTGCAAGTTATGCTAACGCTATCGCTTTCCATCGCGATGCTTTTGCTCTTGGTACTGCTGATCTGTTATTGCCACAAGGTGTTGATATGGCTGGACGTGCGTCTGCTGATGGTATGTCAATTCGTTTGGTTCGCCAATACGATATTAACTCTGACCAATTGCCGACTCGTCTTGATGTACTTTATGGTTTCAGCACAGTTTATCCTGAGCTGGCTTGCCGTATCACAGGTTAATAGGAGTTTAAAATGAGTAATCCAGGCCCTAA